TCATTCTTTGCGGCGTTTGTCATTGCCCTGATAGAAAAGGCAACCTTCTTAGCCTCGCCATCTGTGTTCGATTTTGCTTTTGCTTTTGCCATACTTACTCCTTCATAGAGTATTATAGCAAACAAAAAAGCCCCCTTTCGGAGGCTTTGTAATTGATCAAGTATCTTCTATCGAGGGTTTCTATCTGGCCTTCGAATAGTTCCACCATGTAGCTCAAATTTAGAGAAGACATCAGGCCAGACATATTCAGGTCCAAACGCAACTGCCAATGGGCGATTATTAGACTCAAACCAATCAGGTTCAAAAAAAGCATAGTAAGGAATACCCTTATTCTCAGCTTCCACGATTGCTAGGTCAATTTCTTCAGAGGTTCCGACGCAAGTAACATTACGATACGAATTTTTAATCCAATCAATGCGTTTAGTATTGGATTCAGATGAAGGATCGAACTTAATGCTTTCATTGTTAATCTCGCCTGCGGCAATAGATCCTGCCGCATATGCACAGTGTACAGCACCATTGATTCCGAGTCCAACAGGGGCACTAGAATCAACAACCACGTACATCTTAAGAAAATCAAACTTACTTTTGATCCCGGAATTGCCAATTACCGCGCATTCCTTAGAATCAATTTCAAAAACATTAACTCCATCACACACTCTAACAATTCCTTCAACTTCATTGGAAATTGCAGTGAGTACATTAGGACATAGATTAGAAATAAGTCTATCTAGAGTATGTATTTTCAATGTTCTACCTTTCGCATGTATTTTGCCATGAGGTCCATGTTTCCCTCGAAGATGTTACCCCATCCCATGACTTCGAAGATTTTAGATAGCGGTTTTCTAAACACTTTCTCGAATTGAGTCTCGTAGTCTATTACGAAATACTTATTCAAGAATTCAGGCCAGCTATCTGTATTGAATGTGACTACTTCTGTTTCGAACTTATTTGGCATTTTGACGTAGATCCATTTGGCTTTAGTGCCTTCGCTGATCTGCTCATAACCTGAATACTCGTCACTACTATCTATCACCGCATTAAATGCGTTAGCTCCTTTTCGAGGGGCTGGCATTACTCCGTTTTTCGCCGCATCTAGTGTGTTCACCGATACTGGCTTCGAAATTACTACAATGTTCTTCGGATCTTTGAAGTCCTTTCGGTATTCTCCAATTTTCCTGATTATTTCGTCTTTTGGAATGTCATTGAAGAGCATTTCTAGAAGTTTCTTGATGTGTTCCTTGCTCCATGTTGGAGTATCGGATTTCACCAGTTCGACTCCGACGGGCTTGAATCGCTTCTCAAAAGAAGAGTTGATCAAGTCGTCACCTTCGTCGTATTGAAGATAACAAATGTAGTGCGCTCTCGTCAACTCAATTAAATGGTTACAGCATTTTTCTAGCTTCAGCCATAGACGATTCTCACGGTAGTTGTTCTCGGTAGCCCACTTGTTAAGGATCTTCGTCCTAACGTCACCGAATACACAGTGTTCAAATCTAAGAGAAAATTCAGTTAGAGTCATTTCTGACCATGAACCATCTTCCCATCGACTTTGTAGAATGGAAGATACCGATTTATCGCAGTCAGGTGAATTAGGGTTCGAGTATCTATCTAAAAGAGCCTTAAATTCCTCTTCACTCCTCTTACGGCCTATGAAAGGCGAGTAAATATCCGAGAAATCCAAGAAGAACGAGTCAGTGTGAGCAAGTACTAATCTCTTGTATTTTCCTAGAGTATCCTTATCATCTTGAGCGGCTATATACGAATCATCAAGAAGTCCCTTGATCTGGACATTTGCATACTCACCGAATTCGTGCTTAAATCTTTCACTCTTAGGAAGAGCGGTATCAAACCATTTAATGATGTAATCAATGCAATATTGAATCAAATAGCGACCAATACCAGTGACAGATGCTGCATTATCTACATCATAGAACTGAAAGTGTCTATTTCCAAGCAAACCGTAAATAGAGTTTGCGTAAATCTTATATGCCTCCTGTTTTCTCTTATAAAATGCAGCTAGTTCTGGATCGTAATTTTCTTTATCTGATGGATTAGAGTGAACCTTTTGGAGCTTTTTGTATTTGTCTCGGTCATCCACAATCATTGATACGATTTCAGGAATAATTCCCTGAACTTCATTGTTATACCATACGTCTTTGATGACAGATCTAGAATAACTACCATCAGGTGGAACAGGACCTTTGAATTTAGTCTCTGTAGAGATATTAGCCGATGCTAGAATAGATGGATACATGGCCTTGAAGTCGTATGAGACGACCCATCTATATGGACCCGGATTCGCTACAATATAAGCACCTTCATATGGAACATGCTGTTGCTCTCCGGGATTTGGAATTACCAATCCTTTCGAGTGCATATAGTTGAGCATAAATCCTAGAACGACTCTTTTGGAAATGAAGAAATATTCCAATGGAATTCTAGCATCTGCGCAAACGCTTATTAGTGATTCTATGAAGTGTTTTTGATACTCCATTTGAACTAAAAGTTCTACGTCTATTACGTTATAGTGAGTAAACTTAGCCCATCCATTTTGGCCCTTTTTATACAATCTAAGTCCATCTGGACCAAGATCAATCTTAGTAGAGCCAACTTCGATACTCGCAATTGTACCTAATTTGTAATTCTCTTGCTGTTTGAGGTTTGCCTTTTTATATGTAGGCAGCATATCTAGAACAGACAAGCCTGCGATAACAGGAATCAACTCTACTTTTTTGTAATCATTTAGCTTTTCAACCAGATATACTCTACGAACAGGGGAGAATTTACGATGACATTTAAGTCCCAGATTTTCACATCTTTTTACTAGATAAGGAACGTCGAAGGTCAAACAATTCCATCCAGACACTATATCAAAATGTTCTTGATCGAAGTATTCAAAAAAGGCTTCTAATAGCTCTTCTTCAGTTTCGCATGTAACGTATTCGTAATTGTGTTGATAGCCAAGTTTATTAGCCGCCTTGGATTCAAACGTAATAGTCTTCTTTTTCTTCACATAAAATCGAGTTTTCTTAACGAATAACCCATTTTCATCTAATTCTTTGTATTCCTCATGTCCATCAGGAAAAACTCCACGCTGAATATCTTCATCTGTAATATATTCGTGTTCTACGAAATCTTTCTCAAGTCCAAAAGTAATGAATTTATTTGATTGACTTCCATATGCGGTAATAAGATTAACCCTGCGAGCCGCTAGTGTAGGTTCTGGGAATCCCTTATCTACCTCAACCTCAATGTCGAAGTAGCATACATTAAAATCCTTGAAGTTGAACTTCAAGTTATCAACATCCTTGTAATATTCGGCTATGAATCTAATTTCTGGCTGAATATCTGCTTCGCAGTTTCGGACGTTAGCGTTCATCTTATTCCGCTCGTCCATGGATGTATCATATACAGGACGAACAGGAATCCCGTCCACTGTCCTCATAGTTGCATTAAGTGCATTCGGTGCGATTTCGTATGACTTGCACTTGAAATCGTATATGTTATATGCACCATCGGTAGTCCATAGGTGCATTTGGTTATTTTTTCTGTCTAACCAGACATTCTTAAACATTGACATCTTAGCGCCTGTTTTCTGAGGGGTATTCTCTCACCCCTATGATAGCAAGCGCATAGGATCAGCGGAACAATTCAGGCTTAACCTTGAATTCGTATCCAACTAATGACTTATTTCTAGGATCTCTTTCAACAACAACCTCGAAATATTTAAGAAATGCTTTATTGTGTTCTTCAACAGCTATCTCAATAAGCCTTTTTAGGTAATTAAGATCAGCAAGTCCCGGAGTTCTACCTTTCAAATGACTCTTGAATCGATCAAATACTTTAGATTCAGCTAAAAGAGTATGAGCGTCTCCGATCATTTCTGCGAGATCACTCAATATTCTCTTCTCTAGAGTCGCAATTTCACTAGTTACAGTGTCCTCTGCGGCCTTATCGAATCTTTCCTTACTGACTCTCTTACCGGAAGAAGCCATCTACGTCAATCCTACCCTTGAACTGATTATACTGTTCGTGTTCAGGGTTTAACTGAACTCCGTTAATTCCATCACCAAAGATTTTAACGATGTTGAGTAGATTATTCACGTCATCAAGCCATCTAGTAGCAATTGCGTCATACTGAATCTTCAACTCTTCGTTGAATACATCCTTATTCCTCAATCTAGATATAGTTTCCTCAATGTCTTCAGCCTTCTCGAAATTGTTTCTGACGAACTGATATGGACTAGTTCCATCTTCAAATGCCTGACCAATGAAAATGGCTCCAACTGCAGCCGATTCCAAATAGCGAAGATCACTCTTTGCCGTATTAAA